CCCGCCCGTCGCGGCCGCGCGCGCTGATGGCCGCGTACTGCACCCTCGCCGACCTGACCGGCCGGTTCGGCCAGGCCGAGCTGGTGCAGCTCGCGCCCGACGGCGCGGGCCTGATCGACGAGGCCAGGGTCGCGCGCGCGATCGGCGACGCCTCGGACACGATCGACGGCTATCTGCGGGTCCGCTACGTGCTGCCGCTGACCGCGGTGCCGCCGCTGCTGACCTCGCTCTGCATCGCGCTCGCCCGGCACCACCTGTACCAGGGCGGCGACCGCACCCCGACCGACCAGGTCACGGCCGCGCGCGACCAGGCAGTGGCGTTCCTCAAGGACGTCGCCGCCGGCCGCGCCGAGCTCGGCATCGACGCCGCCGGCGCCGCCCCGCTGGAGGACGGCCCGGCCGTGCTCGCCGGCGCGGGCGCGGCGCGGCGGCTGGACGAGGACGCGCTGCACGACTTCCTGACGGGCCGGCGATGATCGCGGCGATCGAGGACGCGCTGCTGGCGCGGCTTGCCGAGGCGTTCCAGGGCCGGCTGCGCGCGATCGACCACGTGCCGGCGCGGCTCGACGAGGCCGAGCTCGCCCGCGTGCTGAGCCTCGCTCCGGCGGCCTACACCGCCTTCCTCGGCTTCCAGCGGCGCGAGCGGCCGGACCGCACGGTCGACGCGACCTGGGGCGTCTACCTGCTCGCCGCCAACGCGTCGGGCGAGCGCGCGCGCAGGCGCGGCGACGCCACCGCGATCGGCGGCTACGAGATGGCGCTGCTCGCCACCGCCGCGCTGGAGGGCTGGCGGCCGCCCGAGGCCGCCGGGCCGGTCGAGGTGCTGAGCTGCGAGAACCTGTTCAGCCCGGCCTTCGAGAAGCTCGGCCGCACCGTCTACGGGCTGGCGATCGAGCTGCCGATGGAGCTGCCGGAGGGGGTCGAGGATCCGCGCCTCGGCCTGTTCGAGACCTTCCACGCCGACTGGGACGTCCCGCCGCACGGCAACGTCGCGCCGCCGCTGCCGGCGGACGCGCCGGACGCGGCCGACACCGTCTCACTGCCGCAGGAGGAGCCCGCGTGAAGCTCGCCCGGATGTTCGTGGTCCCCGCGCCGGGATTGCGCGTGCCGATGCCGGAGGCGCGGCCGCCGATGTCGCGCCACCTCCCGCCCGAGGGCGCCGAGGTCGAGGCCACCGAGTACTGGCGCCGCCGCCTCGCCGACGGCGACGTGCGGCTCGCAGCGGCCGCGCAGACCAGCAAGGAGAAGTCGAAGTGAGCGGCGGCGACATCAGCTTCAACACCATCCCGGGGTCGATCCGCGTCCCCGGCGCGTATGTCGAGATCGACAACAGTCGGGCGCTGCGCGGGCTCTCGGACTGGCCCGCGCGCGTGCTGTTGCTCGGCCAGAAGCTGGGCACCGGCACGGTCGCCGCCGCCACGCCGGTGCGGCTGTTCGACGCCGCGCAGACGATCGGCTTCTTCGGTCGCGCCTCGCTGCTCGCGCACATGGCCGAGGCCTGGTTCCGCGCCGCGCCGCCGACCGAGCTCTGGGCGGTCGCGCTCGACGATGTCGGCGCGGGGACGGCCGCGACCGGCACCATCACGGTGACCGGCCCGGCCACCGGCGCGGGCGCGATCGCGCTGCTGATCGGAGGCCGCCGCGTCGCGGTCTCCGTCGCCCCGGGCGAGTCGGCCAACACCATCGCCGGCGCGCTCGGCGCGGCGATCGGCGCCTCGCCCGACCTGGCGGTGACCGCCGCGGTGGCGACGAATGTCGTCACGGTCACCGCGCGCCACAAGGGCGAGATCGGCAACGCGATCGACCTCCGGCACAGCTACCATCTCGGCGAGGCGCTGCCCGCCGGGGTCGGGCTCGCGATCGTGGCGATGTCGGGCGGCACGCAGAGCCCCGACATCACCGCCGCGCTCGACGCGGTGGCCGAGACCTGGTTCACCGACTTCGTCACGCCCTGGACCGACGCGACCAGCATCGCCGCGCTGGAGGCCAGGCTCGCCGCCAATTTCGGGCCGCTGGTGATGCGCGACGGGCACGGCTGGGCCTCGCGCGACGGCACGGTGGGCGCGCTCGCGACCTGGGGCAGCGCGCGCAACTCGCCGCACCTGACCGTGCTCGGCCTGCGCGGCTGCCCGACGCCGGCCTGGGAGCGCGCCGCCACGCTCGCCGCGGTGGCGGTGCCGGCGCTGGCGATCGACCCCGCGCGGCCGGTGCAGACGCTGGCGCTGCCCGGGCTGCTCGCGCCGCGCATCCCCGACCGCTTCACCTGGACCGAGCGCGACGCGTTGCTGCGCGACGGGATCGCCACGGTGCGGCACAACGATGCCGGCCAGACCTTCATCGAGCGCGCGATCACCACCTACCAGGAGAGCCCGGCCGGCGCCGCGGACATCTCCTATCTCGACGTCGAGACGCTGAAGACGCTCGCCTATCTGCGCTACGACCTGCGCCAGCTGATCGCGCTGCGCTTCCCGCGCCACAAGCTCGCCGACGACGGCACCGCGTTCGCGCGCGGCCAGGCGGTGGTCACCCCCGGCACGATCCGCGCCGAGATCATCGCGCGGTTCAAGCAGTGGGAGGCGAACGGCCTGGTCGAGGGCGTGGACCAGTTCAAGGCCGAGCTGATCGTGCAGCGCAACGCCGCCGATCCGAACCGGGTGGACGCGCTGCTGCCGCCCGACCTCGTCAACCAGTTCCGCGTGCTCGCCGCGCAGATCCAGTTCCTGCTCTGAGGAGGCGTCGATGCCGCAGTTCCTGGGACGCGCGACCATCCGCGCCAACGGCACGGTGATCGAGACGGCGAAGGGCGCCTCGCTCGACCTCGGCGGGGTGAAGCGCAACCCGGTCGTCACGGGCCGGCTGGTCGGGTACGCCGAGGAGACCGTGCCGGCGATGGTCGAGTGCGAGACCTCGCTGCGCTCCGGGCAGAGCCTGGAGACGCTGCGCAACCTCACCGGCGCGACCATCATCTTCGAGTGCGACACCGGCCAGCGCTACGCGATCGCCGATGCGTTCCTGACCGATGCGCCGACCCTGCGCGACGGCGAGGGCGGCCAGGTCAGCCTGAAGTTCGCCGGGCCCGGCGCGGAGGAGATCCTGTGAGGCCGGTCACGATCACGCTCGGCCAGCCGATCGAGCGGCGCGCCGCCGAGAGCGGCAGGCTGATCGAGCGGATCACCGAGCTCACGCTGCGACCGCCGACGCTCGGCGACCTGGTGGCGGCGATGGATGCCGCCGGCGGCGCGGCCGCGCCGGGCACCCTGACGCTGCACCTCGCCGCGCGGCTCGCCGGGCTGAGCCCGCGCGACCTGGAGGGGCTCTCGCTCGCCGACGGCGCGGAGGTGCTGGCGGCGGTCACGGGTTTCATGCCGGCTGGCCTCCTCGCTGGGACGAGTGGCTCGCCGTCGTCGCCGGAAGCTTCGGCATCCCTGCCGACTGGCGCGACTGGGGGCCAGCCGAACTGAGGTTCTGGGCGGGCCGCGCCCGCTGGTGGCGCGCACGCGCGACGCGCGAGGGGTGAGGTGGCGAGCACGTTCCGGCTGGAGATCCTGCTGGAGGCGGTGGACCGGGCGACCGCGCCGATCCTGCGCGCGCGCCAGGCGGTCGGCGCGGTGGCGCAGGCGGCCGGACGGCTCGGCCAGGCCGCCGGCGTCGGGCTGCTCGGCCGCGCGCTCGGCCAGGTGTTCGGGCGGGCGAACGACCTCGCCGGTGCGCTGGTGCAGGTCGGCAGCCGCGCGTCGCTGCTCGGCGGCGGGATCGCCGCCGGCGGCATCTTCGCGTTCCGCCGCCACTTCCTCGACACCGCGATCGAGCTCGAGCAGCTGGAGCAGGTGCTGACCGGCCTGGAGGGCAACGGCGAGCGCGCGCGCGCCGCGCTCTCCTGGATCTCCGACTTCGCGCTCTCCTCCGGCAACGGGCTGCGCGCGGTCGGCGACGCCTTCGTGCGGCTGCGCGAGACCGGGCTCGACGCGACCCGCTTCATGGCGACGATCGGCGACGCGGCGGCCGGCAGCCGCGCCTCGCTGGAGCAGGCCGCGGGCGCCTTCGCCGGCGCGGTGCAGGGCCAGATGCAGCAGCTGCGCCAGTTCGGCATCACCGCCGAGAAGGAAGGCAACCGGATCACCTTCAACTACGCGGTGCAGGGCCAGGAGTTCCGCCGGGTGGTCGACGCCACCAACCGCGAGGTGATCGCCTCCACCCTCGCGGCGATCTGGAACGCCAAGTACCAGGGCGCGATGGAGCGCCACGCGCGCACCTGGACCGGCATGGTCGAGGCGCTCGGCGCGCACTGGAGCCGGTTCACCCAGCTCGTGATGGAAGCGGGCGTGTTCGACTGGCTGCGCGAGCGGCTGGGCCGGCTGACCGAAACGGTCGAGCGCATGGCCGCGGACGGCACCCTGCTGCGCTGGGCGCAGGCGCTCGCCGAGCGGTTCACCGCGCTGTTCGCCGCCACCGAGCGGTTCCTGATCGGCGTCGACGGCGCGCCGGCGACCATCGCGCCGGTCTGGCAGGCGATCCAGACGCTGGCCGACGCGGTGAACTGGCTCGGCGAGACCTTCGGCTGGACCGAGACCGTGCTCGGCCTGCTGATCCTGAAGTTCGGCGCGCCGCTGCTCCGCGCGCTGGCGGCGTTCGGCATGGCGATCAAGGTGCTCGGGATCGTGCTCGCGGCCACGCCGATCGGCCGGATCGTCACCGGGATCGCGCTCGCGGCCGGGCTGATCGTCGAGTACTGGGAGCCGATCGCCGGGTTCTTCCGCGGCGTCTGGGACACCATCATCGGCATCTTCCAGGGTGCCTGGGAGGTGATCCAGGGCATCGTCGAGGCGGTGCGCTCGGCGCTGGAGTTCGTGCTCGGGTCGCGCGACCAGGCCGCCGCGCCGCCGCCGACCGCGGAGCAGCGGCGCGAGAACTGGCGCAGCCGCGGCCGGCTCTCCGGCTTCCCGATGCCCGAGGGGCTGGCCGAGGCCGAGGCCGAGGCGGCCGCCGAGGCGGCCGCCGCGGAGGCGGCGCGGCGCGGCGGCGCGGTGCGCGTCGACACCGGCGGAACGCTGCGGATCGAGATCGACGACCGCCGGACGCGCGTCACCGGCCGGCCGAACGATCCCGGCACCCGCTACTCGGTCGACCAGGGCCTGGTGATGGGCGCGCCATGAGCTTCCTGGAGCGCGTCCTCCGCCCGGCCAGCCTGCGCGGGGTCGGCTTCTGGGTCACCGCGGCCGAGGACGAGCCGGTCCGCCGCTGGGTGACCCACGA